CTGTGTGGAATAAATGCCCTGCACGTAAAGCAGGAGATGTTTCGTTCTTGCTGTACTTTGTAATGTAGTGATATTTCTTTGGGCTTGTCTGCAATAATTTAATACTACTACTGCTTAATGCGTGTTTGCCTAAATACCCATAGTAAAAGTCATCGTTATCCATTTTAGATAGCAACTCTTGCTTATCCCACTTTTCTCCGTTTAGTAATGTAATCATAGTTTCTCTGTTTGTTTCTATAATGTTTTCTCTTGTAGTTTCTCGTATAGTTCTTTGTAATCGTCTGCTAGTTCTTTTGCTTTGTCTCTCTTTTCTCTTAATCTGTTTATAATTGCGTTAGCTTCTTTTATTTGCATCTCACAAGCTGTCGCATATATATAGGAGTTTGTTAGGTACTCCGTAACGTGCTTCAGTTCTTTGTTGTCAGGGCTTTTTTCTAACCACTTCTGTACGATGTGAGAGGCTGCTGTAAAGTCTCCTTGAAATTTAAGTTTTAGTAGTTCCCTGTTCATCCTTGTTTTTTAGCTGTTCTACTACTTGTTCTAGTATCATATATATTTTAACTATATGCTGTTCTAGTTCTTGTATTCTTGCTGATTGACTTGCTCGTTTCTTATTCATTCTTTTCATCTAGGTAATCGTTTGCATCTATGCATAAAGGATGGTCATCATCCATAGCAATATTAAATGTGGTTCTTAACCCTACACCTCTAAAATAGTCTATGCGTTCTTCCCAACTCATAGCAATAAAATCTTTATTATTCATATATGTTTGTTATTATAGCTTGTTTCTCTTGTAACAAATATACACTTTTTTTTCTTTTGCTCGTTTCCCACATTGTGGTTTTAGGGCAATACAGTTCTTCAGGCTTTAAATCCTTTAGGTCATTTAGCCAAAACATATAGTTTCCTTTAGGGTCATTTACAAAGTAAAACTTCTGAATATCGCTATCCATTTTCATAAGATTGTTATACTTACCAACCTCTAGTATTTTGGTTTCATAGTACTTATCTCTAAACTTCATCTCAATAACACACTTTAATCCTTTAGGAGTAATACCTTGTGCATCGTATGGTAGAGAAGTTTCGCCTGTGTGTACCAATCTCCAACCGTCTAGGTTAAGAGCAGTAACTAGTGCTTTTTCAAAATTATGTATTGTCTCTATCTTCATATACCTTGTGTATTTGGTTGCGCCAATTTTTAATACGTTGTGAATTACACTTGGTACATTTTGGTTCGTGATATGGGTGTGCAAAAACGTCAGCGTGAATTTCGCATATCATTTTATACTGTGGCTTTGTCAAATTGTAATCGTCTTTTACAGAAAGATAATCAGCCCATATTTTTAACTGTTCGTCATTTAAATATCCTTTAGGCATACTAATTTATATTTATATTATTCCATTTATCTCTACGTTCATCACACTTACATTGAGGATATATCTTTTTGTAAACATATCTTATACCTGTGTACTTGGTTATGTAATATACTAAATCTCCTAATCTCATAGCTTATTTATTTCTAAATGTTTTATATCATTGTATCTTACTTTTACTACCATATCTTTTTTACCCCATTTTTTTCTAGTATAAAACTTTAAATAATCATTTTTATTTTCAGTAGTTTCAAATACATTTTCATTCACATATTTTAATAAATCTTTTCTTAAATAAATAGAAAAACAATCTAACTCAAAAATATGCATAGCAATATATTTAGCCTTACCTCTTAACCAACCTAAATTACCGTTTACGTTTGTGTGTTCAAGCCAAATAGTATTTATGTGTCTATTACCTTTTACGTCAACACCATATCCATTAACATAGCAATCAATATGGTTATACCAATCATCTTTTTTATCTGATTTGCTGTAATTTAATTTTTTTTCTAAAACTTTATTCTTAAACAATTCTTCAAATTTATTGCCATCAGAAGAACATATTTTATACCTTTCGCTTGTTACATTTAAAATATTTGTGCTCACAGCTTATCTTTTATTTTGCGTTTAACTTTCTGATAGGTATTGTAAAGGCTTCTGTACTCTATGTTGGTTTCCCTAGATAGTGCAGATATATTGTTAGTGTCCTGTACAAGTTCAAATACCTTTTTATCGTACCAATGCATCTCGTTTAGTGCTTCATTGACCTTATCAAAGGCTTCTTCAAATATCTTTTCATCTTCTAACTCTACCTTTGTCTTTTCTTCTATTAGGTATTTTATGTAATCGTCTGTTAGGTCTACAACTTGTGTACGTTGCTCCTTACGGCATAAATCTAAAAACATACTGCGAAGCACCTTATAAATGTAAAAGTCGTTTATATCGTCTTTATACGAGATATCTATACCGTTTTGTATAAGCACTAGGAGTTTAAGATACATCTCTTGTACCAAGTCCTCTGATGTGTCAGGATTGCACCCCCAACTACGGCAGTAGCTTATCCATTTATTGTGTTTGCTTGTTAGTATGTCGGTTATCAATGTGGTTGTTTATTAGTTAATATACTCTTTTATTTTGTAATATACTGTAAGTTCTTCTTTTTTATTTATATCTCGCAAAGTATATAAAACTCTACACTTTTTATCTTCTCTAATTATTTCTTTAATGTAACAGTTTGGATGTGTGGAATGGTTTATAAAACCCCCTAGTGGTGTTCTTGTCCAATTATCCCAAATGTCTATATGTGTGATGCCTAGTTCTGTGTTTACCTTTATATCATCAATAGCAAACAAACCTAAACCATCTATACCTGACTTTTTAATAGTTAGGCTTTTTGGCAAAGGTCTGTATGTATTTTTAAAATTCACAGTAATTCTATTTGCTCACGTTTAGGATATTGTATAGGGTTTTTACCCTCTATGTTAAATCCTACGTTATTTAATACGCTTTCTAGTCTTATAGGGTCTTCCATTGGTGTAGGTCTACCACCTGTGTCTACATCTTTAATCTTCTTAATATGTAAGTGTGAGTACATCCAATCTGCAGGATGGTATATGTATCTATGTATCACTAAAAAGTTATCACAACGGTTAACAAACTTACCCCCACCCTCAACTGATGCTGCACTAGGTGGAATAGGATGCCCTTCATAAAAGTGTCCTTTATGGTGTCTTTCCCTTAAACTTTGTGTAGCAGCGTGTGTACATACCCAAGTACTTATGTTATTCTCTTTGCAGAATATTCGTATCTCGCTTGTTGCTTGGTAGTCGTACTCGTGTCCCGATATACCTTTTAGTACATCTTTGTCTTTGTTTAGTGAGTTGTAAGGGTCTAATAAAAACCCCTGATAATCCCAAGCCTTCTTTACGTGTTGTGCTAAATCTAGTAGTGATTTGTAAGTGTATAGCTTTGAACCATCAATAAATTTAAAGTGTTCATTAATCCACTTTACTTGCTCCTTGTAGTGTGTTTCCTCTATTTTGTTTATTGGTTTGCCCTCTCTAAATTCTACTATTTTTCTTATAATAGAATAAGGCTCATTCTCACTACTAAACACAAGCCATTTAATGCCGTGCTTCATAGCGTATAGTGTCATTAGGTATAGGACTAGAGATGTTTTCCCTACGTTTGCGTGTCCTAGTATTATATTAAAATCCCCATACTTAAACCTAAAGTGTTCATCAAGTCTTGGAATACCAAGCCTTAACCCTGTTTTAAGAGTTCCTGCTCGGTATTCGTCTAACTTCTTTATGTGATTGTCTAGCTGTATAAGCATTAGAAAGGCAAGTCTGCTTCTCGGTCAGGAGAATGTTGTGCTGTTGTTACTTCCTTTGACTTCTGTACTTCATAAGTGTTTAGCATTGAGTACAATCCTTTCTCACTTTTAGCTATTGTAATTGGAATAGAACCACGCTCATTAACGTTTGCTCTATTTTGGTTAATCCAATTTATCATCTCGTCTGCATTTATTTTAATGTCGCAAACTATCCATTCCTGTTTGTTGTCGAATATTCTCAATCCGTCTACCCAAGTTTTAGTCATAATATTTATTTTTATCCGTTAAACACGTAGTTCTCAAATGTACGTGCTAAATTAATTATTTCAGTTGTATTTATTTCTTTCCCTGCATACAAGTCAGTTGCTCTATTTAAACTGCTTTGTCTTATAATGTATTTCTGTACATCATCTTTAGGGTTAGAATAGTTTCCTTTAGGAGCAGTTGGTACGCTGCTTTTTTTGCCAAGTATTTTAGCCTTGTTTTTATTTTGGTCTAAATCATACTCAACCTCATCCCCTTCACTAAATGTCAATTCCTTTGGAGAATAAACATTAGGGTTATGTCCGTTAGCGAATGTTACTGTGTATTTATTCATAGTAACTCCGTCAGGTAGTTTAAAACTTTCGCCTTTTACTACTGTATTTACTTTACTCGTATATTTCATTTGTCATTATTTGTTGTGTAAGTATCTCTATTTTTGCTTCAAGCATTTCTACTTTTTTTCGTAATGCTTCGGCTTCTGCTTCTCGTAACCGTAATAAATCCTCGTTATATGTCATAAGGCAAAGCTACAAAAAATATTTTAATAAAAAAGGGTCAGTAATAAAACCAACCCCTTTTTGAACAAACATATAGAGAAACTAACCTACAAGCGCAGGTTATACTTTAAACTTTTCAATCAACTCATTTAGGTCATCATTAGACAATTTAACTAAACCTCTAGCTTTTTGTTGTAACTTTTCTGCTGTGCCATCTCCATACTCTTTGTCTAAATTAAGCCCAAAGGTGTACTGTTCTCCCTGACCAAATAAATTGCATTTAGGGCATTGTACCTGTACGTTTACCTCATCCCATCTAGTTGCATAGTGCTTACGGCTCATAAAGTGTCCTGCGTGTAATCTACTTACATCATCTACTTTACCACAAGTAAAACATTCAGCTTTGCCATTGTTTGCAAATCTATTTCTGATGTATAGGCTAAACACACTATCTAGCTTTTTAACTATTTTGCTTCTAGTCATTTGTCCATAGCTTGTAATAAAGACTTACCAATAGGCTCATTGATACCCTGTATTGCTTTATATATTTTTCTTGACATACGCTTTACTTCTTGCTTCTCGGTCTTTGTACTGTCACTACCTAGATTTGTGTATAGGTTGCAATCTAATTCTAGTAGCTTGTCTATCTTCTGATTGTCTGTTATTTGTTCTGCTAATATGTTTTCTATCATATGCCAAAGATAAGCCTACTTCTAAACATCTAAAAATATAGTTTTTAACACATATATACTAACTGCTATATAGTAGTTTTTATTTATAGTTATATGCTATATATAGTAGATGTTATATAGTAGTTATATGTTATATACTTGTTATACTATATATCAATATTATATATAACTATATATATATATATATAACTATATATTATTTAGTAATTTTTTTGTATTTTTCAAAGCCTCTACTGCCAAAATATGCAACATAAACAGTAACTAAAAGTGTTTTAAGAAGTTCTACCCATTCAGTACTAACTTTAAAAGGGCTATCGCTACTATCTAAAATAACAAACAAAGTAGTCATAAATGTTAAGTAAAGTAATGTAAGCGGTCTAGTGTTTTTGGACAGCCAACTGTCAGAAGTCATATCGCTATCCCATCTTTCAGTAACCTGCTCCATTTCTAGTATATCCATTTTAAGCAGTTCTAATGCCTTTTCTTTTTCAAATGGAGATAAACTATTGTCCTTGCTAATTAAGTTCTTTAAAACGCCTAAAAAGCCCTTGTCAGGCAATGTATCGGCTAAATTCTTAAACAAACCTTTCTCGCCTACTAGAAACTTTCCTACTTTTGTGTCTTTAAATGGTTTGCTCATAAGTTCTAAATTGTAACTGTACAAAAAACAAGTAAATGTTTAGTTCGTTAAATGGGTAATCATCATTTTTAGGATAGTAAGATATACCACCTATAAACGAAGTAGGGAATAAAGATATAATTGCTATGCTCATAATTTTAGTTTAATAAGTCCAAATTACGCCCTGTGCTTTGTCAGGGTCTATGTCAGTGTGTATAAAACTATTTGCTATACCTATTCTGTTAAATCCTACATCTAGTAAACAATTAACAAGGTCAAACCTGTCTTTGCTTGTATTACAAGCTATGTCTACTGCTAAACCTTTTAAATGGCTGCTTGTTTCTACTCCTCCTACTTTTTCATTGTGTGCAGGTGTTCTAAAGCCACTTGTAATGTGTATGGGTTTGTCGAACTTATCTCTCACTTCGTCTAGCATCTCAAGCAAAGTCTTGTCCATTAGCTGACCACTACCTTGAACATCAGGGCTGTCAAATTCGCTATAATTAAAGTATTTTAACATAAACCGCAATGTACGCAAATATCACACATTATTTATTCTTTTTTTTCAACTCGTACCACTTTTGGGCTGTATATCCAATAGTAACCAACAATAAAAGTATTTTAAGGCTATCTTCTAATATATCCATTGTACTAACTGTAATAGCTGATAAGTTGATTATATAAAGTTTAAACGAGTTTAAGTCCATAACTAATTGCTATAAGACCACCCTGCAAAAGTGTGGACACCGTTACCTTCTTCTATTTCTATTTCCTTGCTTACCCAACCATAAGGGTAGTCAATCTCTGTTACAGCAGGAGTAATTACGTTACCTTCTTCGTCAAGTACAGCAGCTTCTGTTTCTTCTGTAATCTCTGAAACTTTCCATAGAACATCAACAGAATACTTATCAGCAAGTACAGGCGCAGTTAGTTCTTCGCCTTCTTCGTCATAAGTACCTTGTTCTACTACTATGTTTCCTAGCTTAACAACCGTATGGCTGTGCGAAGGGTGTTCGTTGCCTTCCTCATCTTCTGTATGCGGTAATGCAGCTATTCTTGTTTCAGCCAACTCTTGGGATGGATACTCATATTTTTTGAATATATATTTCATTTTATTTACTTTTAGTTATAACTATTGGTGTTTATATGTATAGTTTTTTTTATTTTCTTATCTTATGTTCTTTCTTATGTAAAGATTTACTCTTGTTTTTATTATAGGTGTAATTGTTACGTTGTTAATGCTTGTAATTCGCTATCGCTTAATGCGGTGTTGTATAATCTTAAATCTTTTACTTTACCTCTAAATTGTTGTGTGCCACCACCAACATCAAAACTTATATCATTAAGTGTATTTGCTGTAAAAATATTTGTTTCAGAACTACTACCAATTTTAGTTCCATTTAAAAATAATGCGTAATCTCCACTTTTGTATTTAACTGCCAATTTGTTGAACTGCTTTACATCAGTTAAGGATGTCGTAAAAGATAAATTTATACTTTGTGTGTTACTATACACAGTGGCTCTTAATTGATTAGGATTAGCACCAAGCAACAACGCTACTCTTTCATTGCTTGTTCCATTAGTTACTGTTATATATCTATTTAGGTCTACTGTATCAGTACTGATAAAACCTTCTATTTCCGTATATAAAGTACCCTCTGTTGAATTTATTACTTGCTCATTACCTCCATTACTACAACTATCAGCCAACCTCGTTACTGCACTACCTTGTGTTGGTATGTAAGATGTAGCGTAGCTTCCTGCTTCTAATTGGCTACCAAAAACTGAAATAACTTCTCCACTTGCAGA